TGTTATAATAATGATATGATTATAGTTGACTTAAACCAAATAATGATTTCGAACTTAATGGTTCAAATCAACGGCCGTCAGGCAGTAGAATTATCCGAAGACCTTGTTAGACACATGGTCTTAAATTCACTTCGTGGACACAACAAAAAGTTTCGTAAAGAGTATGGCGAAATGGTTATTGCTTGTGATTCAAAGAATGTATGGAGACGAGAAGTTTTCCCAAATTACAAAGCAGGTAGAAAAGCAAATCGTGAAAAATCAGATCACGATTGGAATGCTATCTTTGCTATGTTGGGTAATATCAGAAGTGAGATAAAAGAATTCTTACCATACAAAGTTTTAGAACTAGAAACTGCTGAAGCAGATGATATTATTGCTGCTTTAGTGAGAAGAATACAAAATCGAGTGGGACCTAACCACTTGAAAAAAGTACTTATTTTATCAGGAGATAAAGATTTTATACAATTACATAATGAATGGGTTAAACAATATAATCCAGTACTAAATAAGTATGTAGGTAAAGATGAAAATCCTGCCTTATATATAAAAGAACATATACTAAAAGGTGACAGAAGCGATGGCGTCCCTAATGTATTGTCAGATGATAATGTTTTCATAGAAGGTAGACGACAGAAACCTTTAAGTAGAAAGAAAATAGATTCATGGTTAGAAGAAGTCTTTATGACTATGACCGAAGAAGAAGAAAAGAACTACAATCGCAACAAGAAATTGATTGATTTAACTTGTATACCTCTAGAGTTAGAGGACAAGATTAATAATGAGTTTGATAATGTTGAAGTGGCAACAAGAGATAAAATCTTGAACTACTTTATAACAAGAAAACTTAAAACTTTAATTGAGGTTATTGATGAATTCTAATCTCAAAAGAACTGTTAAGGAGAAATAACAATGGCTATAATACGAAGAAATCCAGACGGATCAGTACAAAGTGATTCTAGAGGTCAAACACCTACACAATCACACCCAGCATTAATGACTAGAAGTGGTATCAATGCATTGGCAGAATCAGGCAGAGCTTTGCCTATGTTAATGGATGAGATTGCTACTAAAGTTAATAATGCAAAAGATAAAACAAGAAAACTAAAAGTACTTAAAGAAAACGATTCAGTCGCTTTAAGACAAGTACTAAAAGGTGCATTTGATCCTAATATCGAATGGTTAATACCTGAAGGTGATGTTCCCTACACACCTAATGACGCCCCTCTAGGAACAGAGCATAATATTCTTTCTCAAGAAGCAAAGAGATTATATCTGTTTACAAAAGGTGGTGATAATACATTATCATCTTTGAAAAGAGAAACAATTTTCGTTCAAATGCTAGAAGGACTATCTGCTGGCGAAGCAGAGTTTTTGATTAATGTTGTTAATAAGAGAATTAATAACAAGTACAAAGGATTCACAGCGAATCTAGTCAAAGAAGCATTCGGATGGGATGATAATTTTATGAAAGTCGAAGGATAATCCACGTTATCATATGAGAAACCTCTGGTTTTACTAGGGGTTTTTCTGCTTGACTATCCGAAGTAAATAGTATATAATTAAGTATGAAGTTAAATCACCACGAGAAGAAGATCATTAATGGTATTCTAGATAGTAGAAAGGCGAGATATGAAACGCCTAGACGCAAGATAGATGGACCATATAGAGAATGTAAACAATATGAGGCAGCTATTTCTTTAATGTTAAAGAAAATAGTATATGCTGAATCGACAAACGAATTACTAGTAGAAGGACCTGCATTACCTGATCCACAATATAGATGGTTTGTGTGTAGACCTTGGAAAACAAAAAGAGAGTTGAGGAAACACATATGACCTATTACATAAAAAAATATTCATCATTACTTGCATATTACATACGAGATTATAGAGAAGAAGTTAAGACAGGATTAATTGCTTTTGTAATTACAATATTAACTTATTCATTTCTAAATTATTCTTATAATAATGTAGAAGAAATCGAACCTGTTGAGATAGAAGTACTAGAAGTACCTGAAGTAGATCAGGACTTTATAGATGATATACGAGGTGCGTTAGAAGAACCTGATATTATTTCAGATACAAATGAGCAGTTTATTGCCTCACTAGATACCTGTATTGATTATGTTTATCTAAGTGTATCACCTGAACGACAACTTCCTAGAAAACTTATACTTGCTCAAGCAATACTAGAGTCTGCTTGGGGTAAATCTAGATTTGCCAATGAAGGCAATAACCTATTCGGTATAAGAACATTTGATAAAAGTACAGACTATTTACTACCTATCACTTGGGATCCAAACAAATGGCCAGGGTGGGGTGTAAAAGTTTATGAGAGTAAATGTGCTAGTGTTAGAGATTATGTTCGTATCATCAATGAAGTATGGGCATATGAAGAACTTAGAGAGGCAAGAAAAAGTAATCCAAACATTACAGCAATAGAACTTGCAAGTTATCTTGATAAGTTTTCAACTAATCCTAATTATGAAAATCTAGTAGTGAGAATTATCGAAACAAAATTATAGAATGAATATATTTTATCTACACGAAGAACCAAAGACCTGTGCTGAACAGCACTTAGACAAGCATGTGGTTAAAATGCTTATCGAGTATGCTCAACTTATGTCAACTGCTCATAGAATGCTTGATGGTCAAGAGTATGTTGCTAAATCAAAGACAGGTAGAAAAGTAACTCGATACAGATTAGATAATCCTAATGAAGAGGCAACTGTCTACAAAGCGTGTCATCTAAATCACCCGAGTGCTGTATGGGTTCGTGCCAGTGCTTACAACTATCACTGGTTATATCGAATGTGGTCTCATCTACACGAAGAATTCCAAATCAGATATGGTAAAGATCATAAGTCATATGTTGTACTTAAAGAACTACTAAGAAACCCACCTAAAAATATACCCCTAAATATTCCTTTTAATCAACCAACACAAGCAATGCCAGATGATGTAAAGCACGAAGATAGTATTACTGCCTATCGAGATTATTATATCAAATACAAGAACAGTTTTGCGACATGGAAGACAAGTGTACCTGAATGGTATAGTGAGGGAATAAATGCCAACATATAATTTTAAAAACAAAAAGACAAATGAAGAATGGCAAGATTTAATGACCATTGCTGAAATGGAAAAGTTTGTCAAGAAAAAACACATTGAACTATTACCACCGACTCAAATGAATATTGTATCAGGTGTAGGATCAGTAGATAGTAAGACAGACTCTGGATGGAAAGAAGTTATGTCTAAGATTTCTGAAGCACATCCTGTCAGTCACCTTGCCGATAGATATGGTAAGAAGTCAGTAAAAGACACACAGATAGATAAGGTAATAAAAAAACACAGAGACCGTAAAACTAAAGGCGGTGGGGCGTAAGTATTATAAATAATAGTACTAATGCTATCGAGTATATCTCAACACACTCATTCTAGATAAAAAGAGTCAGATGTTGTGAGGTCAATCCGATAAGGCGTTATAGATGAGCGCTCATCAAACAGGAATATATATGGCAGACTTTGATTTTTTAGATGGTTTTGACACAGGTGGTGATTGGGGATTTTCTTCAGTTGCTGAGAAACCATCAGGAAAAGCACAATCAGACTCAGAAACAACGAAAGCAGTTGTTAAACAAACGGCTGATGGTGTAGGGAAAGCTGTATCTAAAGAAGTTCTTTCTACAATCGAAGGTAAACTAGATCGAATCTATTCAGCAATCAATTCAACTAAATCTGAAATCAAAGAAAAGAATGAAACAGAATTAGAGATTGCTAAAAAGCAAATGGATGATGAGTACGATTTAAGAAAAGACAATCTAGGTAAAGATCAGAAAGAAAAATATGCTAAGTTAGAAAAATTAATAATCCCTTTATTAATTAAGTTAGCAAAATCACCAGAAGATTACATCTATTGGCCAAATAGAGAAAGTGTAATCGAAACACAACTAAAAAAAATAGTAGAGATAACGAGAGGTTAATATGAAAGTATCTGAAAATACTTCTATTAGTATGCCCGCTAGAAATTTAATCTCTATTATAACAACTGTTATCGTAGGTGCATGGTTTGCTTTTGGCGTTATTGAAAGATTGAACTCCATAGAAACACAACTACAATTAATTGAAAAAGATATACAAGCAGCAAATGAGTTTATCGAAGGTGTGCCAAAAGGTGACATGGTTTCTCCACAGATACAAGAACTTTATATGCTTACTGAATATCTAGCAGGTGATGTAGAAAAATTAAAAGAAACAATAGAGTCTAAGATACCTAATATTGAGAAAAATGATATGACTATTCAATTTCACGAAGATCGTATCATTGATCTGGAGAACAGAAAAAATGGGGATCATTGAAACAGTTATTATACTTAGTTTATACATCTATGATGGTGGTAATAAAAATATAGAAGGTTGGTATCATCAAGACAATTTAAGTACCTGCCTTGCTGCAAAAAGATTAGCCGAACGAAATTCTGGCAATCAAGTACAATATACTTGCAGTTTAGAACAATGTATGATGACAACCGATCAAACAGGTGTTAAACATTGTGATAAGATCATTAACGAATAATCAAAACAGTAAGGAAATAATATGCAATTAAGTGAAAACTTTAGTCTAAACGAATTTACAAAATCAGATACAGCAGTTAGAAAAGGTATTGACAATACACCTAATGATGTTCATTTAGAAAACATGAAAGCCCTATGCGAAAATGTTTTACAAAAAGTCAGAAGTCATTTTGGTAAGTCTGTTAGAATCACAAGTGGTTATAGATCACCTGAACTATGTGAGGCGATTGGTTCAAGTTCTAGATCACAACACGCTAAAGGTCAAGCTGCTGATTTTGAAATCACTGGTATTGATAATAAAGACTTGGCGATTTGGATTAGAGATAATGTAGATTTTGACCAATTGATATTAGAGTTTTATACCGAAGGCGATCCAAATAGTGGTTGGGTTCATTGCTCATATAACTCTACTAGTAATAGAAAAGAAGTTTTATCTGCTAAAAAGACCGATCAAGGCACTCACTATTCACACTCCGAACTAAAATAACTGCTTGACATTCTAGTCATATCCTGTTATAATAGCAGTTATGAATCAATTAAATAAATTTATGAAAGACAATTATAGTCTAAAGTCTTTCAAGCATAACGCCCCATCTCAGGTAGGTCCAGACTTAAACACACAATCCATAAATGGCAAGCGATACTATGTAACCCCTAAGGGTGAGAAGTATCCTTCTATTACAACTGTCTTATCAGATAGAGGTAAAGAGGGTATTCGTAAATGGCGTGCCCATGTAGGTAATGATGTTGCAAATCAGATAATGCGATCAGCTGCAAGACGAGGTACAGCTGTACATACATTAATAGAGAACTATCTTAATAATGAAGAACTAACAAAACAAGAAGTATTACCTCTTGCGTTGTTTACGATAATGAAAGATGAACTCGATAATGTTGATAACATTGTTTTACAAGAGGCAGCATTATATAGTGATAAGTACAAGATTGCAGGTAGAGTAGATTGTATTGCTGAATATGATGGTAAGTTATCTGTTATTGATTTTAAAACATCCACAAAAGAGAAGAAAGAAGAATGGTGTGAGAACTATTTTATTCAATGTTCTGCTTATTGTGAAATGTACGAAGAAAGATTTGGCAATCCCATTGAGCAAGTAGTTATACTTATGGTTACAGAAGATGGTGCTGTGCAAACATTTGTGAAAGATAAGAAAGATTATTTACCTTTACTTAAAGAGGCAATCGCAGACTTTACAATTTCAAACGGAGGGTAGTTCTTCTTTTGGCTCTACTGGTCTATATCTCATAGGTGTTAAAGACTCATTATCCCAGATATATGGTTGACATTCGATTCTAAAGGCAACATAATCATCTTTGTTTATAGTAGGTGGAAAGTTGTTTTCTTCTCCTAAATAATGTTCCTCTAGAGAAACAATAACTTCTTCACCTTTTTTAGATATATGATTATCGCACAATTCTTCTGACAGAAATGCCATATCGGTATGGTAAGTAAAGTATGCCTGATCCATACCTTCAAAGGTAAAGATTGCAGTAATTAAAAAGACAATTGAGAACATAAAACTATTTATAAAAAGATGAAAAAAATTAAAAGTAATCCAGTCGCAAGAGCAAATAAGAATAGACCACAAGTCATTCCTAATAAGAAGATACCTAAGCGTAGTGAATTGAAGGATAAATTGAAAAAACAATGGGAAAATATATGATTATTCCTGGTTTAAACCTTGACAATCTAGACAAAAGGTGTTATAATAGTAGTATGGAAAATATAGTTACACCAAATAAGTTTGCTTTATTAATAGAGAATATTGTTAAAGAGAAAAGAATAAGTTATATGGACGCTATACTGTCCTATTGCGATAAGACTGGTCTCGACCCTGCTACAATACGATCACTTATTAATAAAACATTAAAAGAAAAAATTGCATATGAAGCTCAGGGACTGAATATGTTAAAAGAGAAAACGGCAAAGTTGCCAATATAAGGAGAAAGATATGGGAATTTATAAATTCTTTAATAACATTCTAGAAAAATTGATTGCACCAGGAGAACCAGTACAAGTTCTCACAAAATCAGTACTAGAATTAACTGACCCAATTACTAGAACTGATCTTAAACATAAGACAAAAAAAGAACTAGAGATAATTGGTAGAAATCTAGGTATCGAAGTAGATAGAAGATTAAAAAAAGATAAACTGATAGCACAAATTAAGAAACAAATCAGAACTGTATAGTAGGTAGAATGAATGGTTTTGAAGTTTATAAAATCTATCTGGCAATCAAATTACATTT